ATTGGCATACCAGATTTCATGATTACCAACAAAATGTGACACTAACACAGGGTCTTCCAAAACTGGGTTTATTCCCAAATGGTTTCGTATATGATTACCTTTGGAAATATCATACTATTCATCACTCACAAAAGGGTGAAAAATACAACTTCAATATCATCTTTCCACTTTTCGACCACGTTTTCGGTACTCTCGGGGATGCCTCTTGTATCGATAACACGGAATATTGTAAAAAGAATCACCAAGATGATAGATGTTACCAGAAACAACATCACTGTTTCACGGATAAAGACATCATTCGATGATTAATGAAATGATTTTAATCGACCGTATCATTCGATTCCTGAAAAAGGATGTTTACCTACCACTCAAATGTTATGCAAACAAGAGACAGCTCACAAACCCAAGAGATCATTGTACATGTAAGAATTTCTGTAGGAAACCTCCGAGTGGAGGTACCCCAGTGTATCTAGAAATTCAACCTAAGTATGAAACAAAATATAGATATCAATGATGAACGACGAACCAGCACTCCTCGCTCTATATGAGTTGGAATACCATGTACTCCCTCATCTAGAGACGATCAATCAAGATGACCCAGCGGTACAGCACTGTCTCGAAGAAGCTCGGATACTTCTTCGTAGGGCACAAGATATTCTTCAAGCGGCTGTAATGAATCCGCAGACACACTATGCGGAATCTCAAAGGTTCTACCATAATCTGGTTCGCATTCTTCCATTGATGGTGGCGCTTGAATCTTACGCACCTCCACCTCCCGATCTGGATGAGGTGGGTAGTTTACCAGATACGCTACCTTCAGACCTGTCAGATGAAGATAGTTTTGACCCTGCAACTCCGCCGCGTCATTTAGAGTCTTAATAGTCTTGAACTCTAGAACAATTTCATTATTAATAATGATGTCCGCCCGTAAATTTCCAATCACATGACCTCTGAATGGAATGGGAATAATTCGCTCAGATTCGTATGAAATCCCCTTTTCCCTTAATAAAACTTCCATCGCATTATGATATACTCTTTCACTGTACCCAGGTCCCAGTTGAGAATATATCTCCCGAGCGAATGCCTCGATTTCCATTGAACACTCATCAAATTTATTCTTTATTTAATATAAGATGGTGAATCGTATGAACATCAATAAGCCCCCAGTTGAAAAAAGGAAATCATCGAACAATCTCACCACGATGTTCAACACGAATAAAAAAATTTTAAAACAAAGAAAACTTATCAGAAATTTACCACCACTCCCAGCAGGTCTTGGTATGTCTTGTACCCGACCAGGTTACATAAGATATCTGAATGAGATACAAAAGTATTTCGAAAATCGACGCTACAACGGTCGAAGAATACACGTGCGTTTTATGGAGTATCACGACGACATGAAAATGGGTGCAATTGCAAACAAGTCATCCCAAATAATAAATGGAAACCCATATATCACCTTCAGTAACAATAGTACACCATTTCCCCAAATAAACGCCAACCCAACTGGCATTTATTATTTCATAATAACAGCTCAAAAGCGTGAGGGTGGTGTAGCCCACGCCATTAATGTCCTCGTCGACCCAAACCGCCTCAACCCAAGGATATGGGCTTTTGATCCACATGGAGCAAGTTCTATGAATTCGAATGGCTTCGGAAGTCTTTTACGATCTAAAATTTTACCGAGCATCAAGAAATTGTTTGGAAATATTTTAGTAAATCGAACCAATGTCAGAACAATGATCTATAATGGCCCAAATTTACAGGCCAGAAATGTGAGAGGTGTGTGCACGACATTTCATATAAGTTTCTCCGAAGTACTCCTCGATCTTCTGAACGAGAAGATCACAATTTCTGATCTGGGGCGAATCATACCCAATAACCCAAACTTTAGATCTTGGTTTTTAAATCGACCAGGTCCACTTCAGAATGTCATTAACAAAGAAGTGACTAAAGTAAACTTGCCAATATCTCCTATGAAAATGACGATGGGTAGAAGTAACAAACTTAAAAAAGTTCTGCGCAGACGGTAGTATGTTTATCTCGTGTGTATCTAGACGAGTGCATCTACCAACCCGACTCATCAAAGACCTTCAAGAGGTGAATAAACTTTCATCCAAGAATAGATGGGAATATGGAGGTAAAGTGAAATTTGATAAGTCTACATACAAAGGACTGACCTATGCCACATCGAAAGAACGAACACGTATCGATGCACTAGCTTTAGAAAATGAATGGAATGCCCCTGTGACCTACCACACACATCCAGGTATCACAAACGTTCCCACCGATCATGGATGTTGGGACATTTTTACCACTCTCCCAAGTAGTGCGGATTTTGAAGCATACATCAAAGGATTTCCAGATATGCAGGTAAACATCATCACAGATGCTCATGGATACTACGTGATAAATGTCCTAGAGGCTGTAAAAATGCAAACATGCCCCTTACCACGAAGTGTCGCAACCGAAATGACCACACTACGATTTGAAGACTTTTTATATGAACGAAGTTTTGGTGAAGATGGATGTGAATATTTTGCGACAACATTGAGAGATTGGAAATGTTTCATCAACGAAGAACTCGCTCCACGTCTCATGGATTTATATGGAATTTCTATTCATTATTACGGATACGATGACAAACCACCCACAGTTATTGTAGACGCATGATTGAATCTTCCAGTTCATCAACTTCATACCAAGCCCAATGACACTCCGAAGAATTTTTATCCAATTCACAAATCTCCTGTGCTTCTTTTATCGCTTCTGTGAAACGAAAACGAAGTCTCAGATTTTCCTTAATTTTAGGAACCTCAACTATTGAAGATTTTCGATACATCCCCTCCAGAACATTTTTTCGAGTTTTGGCTAACTTTATTTTGTATAAATTATTTTCAGAAAATGTTGCAATGCATTTCATAGTATAAACGTGTATAAAGATTTTAAGTCACTTATGATTACAAATGTCCTCGTATAACGTCGAACCTTGCAACTTCAAATACCGTGTATCTTCCCTCGAGAAGGTTGTTGATGGAGACACGATTGATGTCAACATTGATCTCGGCTTCGACGTTTGCACGAAACAACGTGTACGTCTTTTGGGCATCGATACCCCTGAATCTCGCACTTCGGACCAGGAAGAGAAGAAGTTTGGTCTCCTCTCGAAGAAGAAGCTCAAAGAGTGGTGTCTAAAGGCGGTCGCATCTGAGAAGGATGATATCGAGATCGAACTCAGATGCCCCGAGGCTGACTCTAGAGGTAAGTTTGGTCGAGTACTTGCCGAGGTTTGGGTATGTGAGGAGGGTATCTGGACCAACGTCAACAAATGGATGTGTGACAATGGGTATGCCGTGCCATACGGGGCTGAGAACAAGGCTCTAGTCCAAGACCTTCACATGGCCAATAGGGAGAAGGTGAGGGATCAGCTGTAAGGATATTTTCTGATCCATAAATTACAAATCCATTTTTCACCAGACTTTACAGGTTTCCCACCATGTAAAGCCTTGGACGTATCGAGTTCATAGTTATCAAGTATATCGAAGAAGAGAGCATCACCCGCATTGAGTTTATATTCATTACCCAAATTAGGGAATTCAGTCTCACCACCTTCATATTCATCGTTAAGTGCGAGAATGAAGGTGTATAGACGAGGGTTACTACCATCGTTTATTGAATCTTGGTGAGGATTGTAATACCCACCAGGTTTGTATCGAAGTACCTGAAGTTTTTCACAGTTTTTGATGGGTCTATCGATGTACTTGAGACATCGATGAATAACCGCATCTACGACTGGATCTTCACGACCCAACCAAGCAGTTTCACTTTTACGAACGGATTCATCCAATATTCTATCTGTTGAAACAGTCGATGGTTTTAATTCTTTACTCGCCATTTCCATGATGTGTTTGCGTTCCTGAGGTGTGATGAAATCATGGAATACTCTGGGTCGTTGATACACTGGTAATAGGAAAATGACCAACAAGATCAGAAACAACAGAAGTATCATCTTATTGTATTCATATAAAAATATTTCGAGGAAGTCTACAATTATATCGTTTTCGAATCGTTTCGAAAATTTCATTTCCATAATCAACAATTTTTTTTAAAAGATCGACAATCTCATCATGCCTTTCGGGATCGATAACATATTGTCGAAGAAGGTCACCACCCGTATTCGCCATCATCTCATAAATATTAGAAAGATCCCTACTTTTGTCTTTGAATTTTTCTTGACGTTGTAAAAAGTTTTTAAAATCATCCTCATCGATATCGTTAAGCATGTACGCCACACGGAGATTTATATTATCAATTGGTGTCAAATCGATATACATATTTTCACGTTCCATTTGATGTACAATCATAGCATACTGAAGTATTTCATTCGTCGCTCCAATTTCACGAAGCTCTCTAAAAGATGGAACACCACCACATGGAATGTCTCCATGTTCCCGAGACATCATCGTCTTCTTTTTGAACTCGATGAAATGTGGATTGTGTATCCGCCCCATCTCAATTTCACCCGTTCGCCAATTAAATGCTGTATGACAAGAGATGCACCACATCTGGGCACACCCACTCGTCTTATGTATTACAGTACCACATTTAGGGCATGATTTACTATCCTTATTGAGTAGTTTCATAGTTTTTACAGTCTCAGGATCACATTCATGTCCAGGTACGAGTGGTTCATTACAATCTTTGCAATATTTCTGTGTACACAATCCACAG